GCCTGTGACAGCCGTAGCACCGTTCGCCGCTATGGCAAGCGTGGTAAGCGCGGCCGTTATATTGACGGTTATCTCTTGCTTGTCGCGGCACTTCGTATTCAGCGGGAACGTGAGCGTGCCGTTATCGCCGCCCGCGAGCGGCGTCAAGATCAAATGCACGTCTTTGTCATCGTCCTGGATCGCTATTGTGAACGGGTCCGTATTCGGGGCCGCGTACTGCGTATCCTCTTCGGGGCGCCCGATGGTGATATCGGCTTGAATCTCGGCGAGTAAGTTTGTATACGATATCGCCCTAAAATCTCCCTGATCGCGCTTGTCAAGGACTATCCGATCGCCGCCGTTTATCGTAGTAACTTCGGTTAAGGTCATATGCTACCCCTTATTCAAATGTCAGCGTCGGCTCAGGATATTCAACTATGCCACTATCAAGCGGCGGCATGAATGGCGAATCGTGATCCTTGTACCCCGCGCCCTTTGGGATTCCCTGGACGCGCATCTCGGGAGGCTTTGCCGACATCGCCATGAGCGTATTAAACGAAGCTCGAGCAGTTGCGCGCGTGTCAGGGCTTACGCTCTTGCCATACGACGGGCCGAGGCGTACCGCGAGGTTAGTAATCACGGCTTCATAGGCACTATCAGGCACGCCCGCATCGCTTGTCGCGTCGGTATCGTGAGGGTTTGCGGGTAGGGGATAGCCTAGGCGAATCCCCCGCGCGTTCCACTCCCCGAGCATAGCGTCAAGTCTCCATGCGGCCTGCTCGATCTGGTCGGCCGAAAGGTCGAACGCATACGTAGCAAGTCCTATCTCGGATAGGGCGGCCTGGATAACTTGGCGCTTGGTGTAGCTCACTTCTTGCCCCCGCCCTTCTTCTTCCCGCCTTTCTTACTCCCGCACGGCATCTTTCGCCTCCTCGGCTTTAGCGATCTCTTCCGCGAGCCTATCCGGGCCCCATCGCTTATCGACCTTGATTCCGAGCGCTTCCGCCTTGGCTACTAGATCGGGCTCGGCGGTCTTGTCCTTGGCGGGCTCTTCCGACTTCGCCTCCTCGGCCTTCACGGGCTTCGGGCTCTTTGCGGCCTCGAACGCCTCGGGAAGCGTGCCGTAGAATCCAGCCTTGATCGCGGCCTCATATTCGCCATCATCATTGACGATCTCTTCGCCATAGGTTCGGCCCCATCCTGCGGACAGGTTGCCGGGGCTCGTGAACACGTAGCGCGGAAAATCCATGCGTATCTCCTTTTTCAAGGGCTATGCACGGGCGGGAACTCGTCGCCCCCGCCCGCTAAAAGTTAGATGCGGTAGATGATGAACGTATCCGCCGCCGTCTTCACGACGCGGAACGTACCCGAGGTATTGGCCGCGACACCCGCGAGGCCGACGACCGTAACGCCCGAGGCGCCAGCGGTAACCGTGATAGCGTTTGTGCTGCCGGTGTTGACGACCGAGAAGTCGAAGGACTCGCCGATAGCGATCTCGATAGCCGCGTCGATCTCCGCGCCGGTGTCCGTGGTAGCCGTGACCGCCGCCGCCGTGGTCGAAGTTACCACACCGCCAAGAATGAGGGCCGTGGTAAGGACGCCCGTAGCATTAAGCGTACCGACTGCAGTCTTGCGGAGGTTCTTGACCTCAAGGACTGAAGCCTCTGTTCCGACCTGAGCATAGGCGCCAGCCGGGCCAGCCTCGACCTTGACCGTTCCGCCAGCCGCAAACGCGGCGGAAACGTACAGCTCGTTTTCTACCCCGGTCTTGATGAGGTCCCAGGTATACGGGATATTGGCCGATCCCGCCCACTGGTAGACTTTATACGGGGACTTCGAGAATACCGAAATCTTATCGCCTGCGGCAAGCGCGAACTCTTTCGTGCCGTTCGGAAATATCAATTCAGACATGGCGTTTCTCCTTTTCTTGCACTAAGGGCCGGGAATTACCCCGGCCCGATTCGCTTAGGGCTGTAAGAACATCATGATACCGGACATCTCGGGCGCCTTATTGGCGACTCCGAAAAGGGTATCAAGCCGGTACTTCGTGACCATGGTATCAATGTCGTACTGCTTCTGCATGACGACCTCAATGCCCTGATCCGTGGTTCCGCGCATGATCGCGACGCCAGCATCCGGGACCGCATAGCGGCCAGGTATGATCTCGATCGCGCCTTTCTGCCAGAAGGGGTTGGTCGCGGCGGTCGCGGTGTTCAGCCACACGATCGCGGCATTGTTCGCCGTCGCGGTGAATACGCAGTTCTGATACTGCTCTTCAGATTCGGTTCCGCCCTGGTTCGACACGATCGGGGGTGTAATCTCCATCGTTGTGCCGGTGAGGACCCGCACTACGCGGAAAGTCTTCAACTGCCCAGTTGACTGCTTGGTAATCTGGTGGACCGCAAAGCAATTCGCGATGGTGAAGGCATCGCCTTCCTTGACGTTCAAGGTAGCCGTAACGGTTACGACCTGCGTTCTGTTGTCAACATTGCTTCCCTCGCCCGTACCCGCGACCTGGCGGGCCTGCGGAGCGTAGAAGTTCCCGCTGGCGGCGAGGGTATCGATCGTAATCGCCGCGCCGCCTGCCGCGAGAGCCAAGGCCCGCGCGTAGTCGAGCTTGAAGGTGTCGAAGCCGCAGACGCGCCCGACATAGGCGCTATCATAGGCCTTGGAAACCTTCTCGCCCATGTGCTGACGCCCGGCAAGATTGTTCGCCATGCCGTTATAGTCGCGGGACGAAAGGGCAAGGAATCGATCCTCAGACGGCACTCCCTGCTCATTCATGATGGTATCGCACTGGGCGACATCATCGAAGCCAGCAGCGGCGGCCGCGCGCTTGACGAATAGTGAACCGCGAAGGCTCGCAACATCGAGCACAGCGCGATTGATATCCGACGCAAGCCTGACCTTTGCCGCATCACCGAGCCGCTTTTCCTGGAGAGCATCGCGAAGCTCGCGGGCGTCCAGAGTCCACGGAACAGACTTGGAATAACCGATGTTCACGGGGACGGACAGCTGCGTCTTGTCCCCGAAGTTCGCCGACTGATCCATGCCGTCATAGGACTGGATAATATACGGCTGTGGGCGCCAGATTACGTCATCGGCCCGCGCCATATTGGCCTGATCGGTCCTGTAGACCATCGCGGCCTTGGAGAGTACGAGCTGATCGTTGAATCCTTCGAGGATGTCCTCGAACGCGACTCGCTCTTCTTTGCTAAACTCGTTAGCCATGATTCCACGCTCCTAATGAGTAATAGTGGCTCCCATACGAAAGCCCTTATCCTCACCCATTAGGCCGGGCGGATGCCATCATGACTGCCGTTTTATAGAGTCGGCGCGCTCTGCGGTGTTAATCCCGCTTCTTGGATCGCTTGTATTCCAGAACCTTTGAATAATCGCCTGACTTCGCCGCGTCGGCCCTGAGCCGTTCAAGCGTCGAATCGTTTGCCCCTGCGCTTCCTCCGACTACTCGGCTTTCGGGCTGAGTCGCCGGGCGCTTCTTCGCTTTCTCCATCTGCACCTCTAGCCGCGCTTCAATTCGCGCGACTTCAAACGCATATTGCACGGGCTCCTTGATCGCCGCGAGCCGTTTCAGTGTCTCCTCGTTCTTGCCGAGGGCGTATACTAAAAGCTCGGGCTTCTTGGCTCCCTGAACGATTATACTCTGCTGTGCCTGATCTAGCAAGTCCAAGACTGCCGATTCGGCTTCCTCGTAATCGGGGATAGCAAGCGCGGTTTTCGCGGCAGTGTACGCGGCGAGCTTGTCCTGGTACTTCTTGACGACCGCATCTTCCTCGGCCTTCTTCGCGGCGGCTTTTGCGTCAACGTCGCGCTTCTTTATCAGCCATTCCTCTGCCTCGCGCTCAAACTTCGCCGAATCGTAGTCGCACTTTTCAAGCGTCGGCTTCGGGCCTAGCTCGGGCTCAGGGATAACCGCCTTCGCAGCTATCTCTTGATACTTGCGTTGCCACTCGCGGACGGCTTTGTCCTTTATTCGATTCTGCTCGCGGAGCGTCTTGATTACTGAGGAGTCGCCCCTTTTATCAGGCTCAGGCGCGCTCTCTTCGGCCTCAGCCTTGGGCTCTTCTTTTGGCTTATCGAGCGATTGGGCCGCCTCGACAATCTCATCCGCGCTAGGAGCCGCATCCTCGGCCGCTTCCTCTTCACCCTGCGCCTCCGCTTGTCCTTCCGCCTTCTCTTCATCGAAAAGCTCTACCTGATCCGCAGTGTCAGCCATTCGCATCTACTCCCTCGCCCATCGGGGCGGCCTCTATCTTAGGCGATAGCTTTTCCGCTATCGCTAATGCCTGATCCGTGCTTGCCATATCGACACCGGCAAGCGTTTCAATAGTCTCTGCGTTTATCTTCTCAACATCCGCCTTGATCTTCTCGACTTCGGCAAGCGTCTTCACAACTTCCACGCGGGCCTTTGTAGCCTTTGCCTGCGCTTCCTCGGCCATACCTTCAAGCGCCTTATCGTTAGCGCTCTTCTGCCCGGACTGGGCCGCCATCATCTGCGCTTCTTCGGCGGTCGGCTTTAGGACGCCCATCTGTACAAGCTTTTTCCGGTTGTACTCGCGCAAATCATTAAGCCCCTCGCCCTCCATGTTCATGAGCGCGGTTGCAGTCAAGACTTGCAATGTCTCCGGGTCCTGCGTCATCTGCATAATCCCGGTAATTGCGCGGACCGTAGCCTCGCGCCTTGAGGCAAACGAAGGGCCGACATCAACCGCGACATCGAACGCGGCCCGCGAGAAGTCTATGCCCTTGCGGACGGCGCCAGTCTTCGGAGCAGCCTCGGGATCGCCGAGTACGACCGTACTGACTTCCTGCGTCTGGCCGATGGTCTTCATCTCCCGGCCCTCTTCGACGTAAACGTCCTTAGCCATCGAGAGCCAAATCTCGCCCGCGCGCCTAATTGCCTTCGCGAAGTTCGACATGTAGATAAAGGTCTGCATATCGAGCCGCGTCTGGATCATTTCAACGGCTTTGCCTGATATGTTCGAGACCATCTTATCGGCTTCGCCCTGGTTGCCGAGGATGTCCCGCATGTCGGTTTCGGTAAGCTGCAAAAGTGCGGCGAGCGCGGGAGAAATCTCGGGCGGCTCTGTATAACCAAGCGCGGCGGCCGGTTGCGGGTTACCGTTTGCATCGGTTATCGGGTTAACAAGTGCGTAGGGATAATTCTTTATGTTATCCTCGGCCCATGTTAGCTCATGCCCCTTGACTTGCTCGGGCGTGAATATCGGCTTGCGGACGCTTGATGTCGCGCTAATCTCGGCGAGCTTTGATAGTTGCGCGTTCTTAAGCCGCTGCGCATCCTTGGCAAGCCGGACTACTCCCATACACCGCTCGACGTTATCGACAAACCACCGCTTCCCGTAGACCGGGACAACCGGAATATACTTCCCCGCAAGGACTCCGGAATCCTCAAGAATTGAATTGCCCGACATAATGTATTTATGCACACGCTTAGAGGTTGTCCGCTTGCGCCGCGTCTCGGTGTAGCCTGTCGCGATAAGTTGATCTAGCGTATCGTCGTCAAGTTCGGATGCCTTTAACTTCTTTTCATCGCCCGCGACTCCGGTATAGGTGAGCGCATAGTCTCGCTTTTCCTCGATTATGTAATACTCCGCGACATAAACGATATCGGGAGTACACCAGTCGAACTCTATTCGATGCACTTCTTTCGGCCATGTCGCGGGGTCTTCGTCCCATTCGCCCCTGAATGCGTCGTGGCTCTGTGAGTAGACAACAAACGCGTACTTCGCGTCAGCTTTATCTTGTCGCTTCGCATCGGGGTCAAAGTACACGGAAGTATCGGCGTCATAGATCGGCTCGATCTTGATCCTCTGACGATCGTCATCCGGGTCTTCTTCGTCTTCGTAAGCCGCGCGGAGGCGGAACGCTCCGAACCCGCCGCCCGCGCCTTCCTCAAATGCGTTGTCGTAAGCTTCCTCGGCCCCGGAATCTATTTCATCAGCCCGGAACATGCCATCGCATGCATCCGCTAGCTTGTCGTCCTTCACACCTGATCGCGGGACAAAGTCAACCGTAATTCGATTATTCCGGTACTCGTTAATGACGCGCATAACTGCGAGGTGAACCTTGTTGACTTCGATTTTCGGCTTGTTCTCGAACTGCGCTCCGAGATCTCCTTCCCATTGCGCGCCAGGGATAGAATAGAACCGCCTATCATCTAAACACTGCTTCCGCTCATCACGGACGGCATCCTGTATGCGGTCAAAGCGCAAGAGCGCCTCTTCATGTATCTTATCCAATCTCTCGTCGTTAGTCGGGCGTGACATGGCTTACCACCTATGTACAACAGGGATCATGCGCGTTTCTACTTTCTGCGCTGGTCCCTTTACAATCGCTGGGAATAATTCAGCGAGCGCCCATATCCAAGCGTCTGCTCGGTTAGGCGACTTTCCGCCAGTATATCCCGAGGTTGAGAATCCCGCTAGCTCTTCTTCAAGTTCAACAAAGCGGCCGACATGCCGCACCTTCCCGGATTCATAGAGAGCCGAAAATGGCTCGGCGCGCTGAACCTTCCCACGGCTCGCGGTTACAGCCTTGAACGGTGTCCGAGGACGCGCGACCTGGATTGTCTGCTGAACCATCGCGCCTCCGAAGTTTGTTTCTCCTACGATGCAATCAGCCGAATGGCGATCATAGGCGCCTGTCGCTACTTTGCCCCAGGTGCCCGGCCCGGCTTTTACCGTGTTGTCCTCAAGTAGATACGCATTCCCATCTGTTCCAAGCGCCCCGACTACAATACCAATCGCATCGTTGTCCGCGTTATCAATGTCATCCGCTCCGCTTGGGTCAACGGCTATTACAACACGCACAAAGTCAGGGACGACGCCATCAATCACGCGCCACTTATCGATATACTCGTCAGGGAATAGCTGGTTGGGAGTCGCCTCGCCGAATCGGCCCTCTAGGAAGCGGACACGCATGCGAGCAGGGAGCGCCGAGAGCTGATCTATATATTCTTGCGAAAGATTCTCGACGTTGTCCAGCGGGTTCATAAAGAACGCCGCATAATCGCTCGGGTTCTTCAAAGGCTCGCGGGTTTCAGGGTCTAGTTTCTCGATGAACTTGCGATATGACCAGTGAGATTTAAGCGGCGGGTTTTCGTCGTAGTACGCGCGGAGCTTCATCGGGACCGGAGGACGCCCCTCTATCTTTTGCTCGACCTTTTGCGCGAGGCGAGTCAAGGCAAGCGATATAGACGCGGAGGGTATTTGACTTATTTCGTTAAAGAACAGTGTCGAGAACTCCATGCCGAGAATCTTTTCCGTGCGCTCCTTGTCATCGAGGCCCGCAAACCATATCTCGGAATCCCCAGGGAGCGTAACGTATCGCTCTTGATTGTGCG